ATGGCTACGGGCCGCGATGATATCGATCTACAGTGCAACGCAGGCTACGCACGTATGGAAATTATTAACCTAGATAACTCGCCTTTCGATATTGACGTAACCGATGCCTTAACCCTCGAGCTTAAGAATAGCGCCGGGACTTACGTACCCGTTTTTGGCGGTGAGGTATCCGATTTTGGTATCTCGGTGCGCTCGCCTGAGGAAATCGGGTTTATAACAATCGGTAATATATTGGCCGTAGGATCTCTAGCCAAGCTAACTAAAGCCCTTTTCCCCGATGCCTTGGCTAAGGATGAGGACGGCAACCAAATCTACGACATATTAAACGAGCTGCTTATTAACTCGTGGTTTGAGGTAGCACCGGCTTTACAGTGGTTTAACTATGATCCTACGACTACGTGGGCTAATGCTGAAAACGTAGGGCTAGGCGAGATCGATCAGCCGGGCCTCTACGAGATGATCTCTCGATCAGCTGAGCCGGCAAGCAGCTATAACTTATGCGCTCAAATAGCACAAAGCGCACAAGGGCAGATATACGAGGACAAGGCTGGTCGGGTTTGTTACGCCGATACCGATCACCGCACCGCCTACCTATCGACCTACGGCTATACGACTATCTCGGCTAATTACGCTATTCCGTCTACGGTTAAGACGATCCTACAAATAGGCAAGATCCGTAACTCTTTAGTATTTAACTATGGTAATAACTACAATAGCCAAGCTACGGCCCTCGATGCTACCTCGATCGCTAACTATGGCCGGTATCAGCGCGAGGTTACGACTAACCTCCATAACCTAGCCGATGTAAATACCCTTATGACTCGAGAACTAGGTCTCCGAGCGATCCCTCGAGAGCAGCTACAGAGCATTACCTTTAGGCTTGATAACTCCGAGCTACCCGATGCCGAGCGAGATAAACTTATAGATGCCTTTTTTGGCGAGCCTATGGTTATTAATAACCTACCTATCAGTATGTTTAACGGCTCGTTTAATGGCTTTGTAGAGGGGTTTGCTATTAAAGCTACTCCGGGTTATGTCGATCTAACCCTTACTCTAAGCCCGACAGATTTCTCACTGGTCGCGCCGCAGTGGGACACAGTTACCCCGGGATCCCTTGTATGGACGGGTGTAAATGCTACTCTTATCTGGCAAAATGCTTTTGGAGGTTTAACCTAATGGCAACTACTACGCCTAATTTTGGATGGCCGGTACCTACGTCTACCGACCTCGTTAAAGATGGAGCTACGGCTATCGAGGCCCTAGGTGACTCTATCGATGCCTCGCTACTTGATCTTAAAGGCGGCACAAGCGGCCAAGTCTTAGCTAAAAACTCTAATACCGATATGGACTTTGTTTGGGTTACCGATGCCGCCGGTGATATTACTGGCGTTACTGCAGGTACTGGTATTTCAGGCGGTGGCACAAGCGGCACCGTAACCGTTACTAACTCTATGGCGACGGCTATAGATGCTAAAGGTGATCTCGTTGCCGGTACGGCTGCAGATACTTTTGCTCGGCTTGCAGTAGGGACAAACGGTACAGTGCTTACGGCTGACTCTGCAGAGGCTACCGGTCTAAAATGGGCAACCTCTGGCGGATCTTATACGACTATTGCATCAGGCACCTTAGCAGCTACAACGCTTAGCATCACCTCAATTCCAGGCACTTACAAAGAGTTGGTGTTAGTGATGAGCGATCTTACTTCAACTTCTAACTTTGATATGACTTTTAGGTTTAATTCGGATACTGCATCAAATTACGGCTGGGTAATAAACCGAATCGTAAACAATACCGTGACGAGTTACGGTGTCGCACCCGATACTGGAATGGTAACTAACGCTGAAGGTTTTAAAGCTTCTACGCAGTATAATCAACTTGTTATGCGTATTCCTAACTACGCTGAGGCAACTTGGAAACTGACTCACACAATCTCTAGCGGTGTTGATCGTTTAAATACGGCCTTTGAGTTGGCAAATGCCGTTGGATCTTGGAAATCAACTTCAGCGATTACAAGTATCACAAATATAAATGCAATTTCAGGCACCTATGTCCTTTATGGAGTAAAATAATGAAAATTACAGAACACAATGCAACTACAGGTGAAGTGACTGAACGCGATTTAACTCCAACAGAGATTAAACAAAACGAGGCCGACTTAAAGCGTGCCGATGAAAAAGCGGCTGGCTCACAAGCTAAGGCTGATGCTAAAGCTGCACTACTAGAGCGCCTCGGCATAACTGCCGATGAGGCGGCTTTACTACTCTCGTAATGCTAAAGAGTTATAACGGCTACACGGCCTCTAAGGATCCAGACGAGATAAAAATAAAGTCCTACCCGGTAAAGGGTACGGATCGTAAGCTTAAGTGCGCTGAGAGTGTGGGCCCACTCTTGGCCGCTTTCGCTGCCGAGTTTCATACACTGATCGAACCGATCGACGAGGGTACCTTTGACGATTGGGGCTACGCCTTTAGGATGGTACGAGGATCTACTGACCGTTTAAGCTGCCACTCATCCGGTACTGCGATCGATCTAAACGCTACAAAACATCCACTTGGTAAGGCCGGCACGTTTCCGGCTGAGAAAATACCGATGCTCCGAGCGCTAGCTAAAAAGTACGGGCTAAAGTGGGGCGGAGATTTTAAGAGCAGGCCGGACGATATGCACTTCGAGGTAGAAATATCACCCGCCAAGGCTAAAGCCTTAATCGAGAGTTTAGGTTTATAGTTAGACACACCTTAAGGGCACGAAAGGTAGACCAATGAAAGAGCAACTAATCTCAGCTGGTAAATCATATGCACGAGCAGCTCTAGCAAGTGCAGCGGCGCTTTATATGTCCGGTATTACAGATCCTAAAGTACTAGCTAATGCGTTTATCGCAGGCTTAGTAGGACCTCTACTTAAAGCCTTGCAGCCAAGCGAAAAGCAGTACGGCCTAGGCTCTAAGTAATGCGGGCCCTGATAGGGGCAATACTGGGGAGTTTGCTCCTATCGGGGTGCGGTTACGATGGATGGGTAAGATATGAGTGCCAAGAGTACGAGAACTGGGAAAAGCCTCAATGCGTTAAGCCTCAATGCGAGGTTACGGGGACCTGCACTGAGGATCTTATTAAACGAAATGAGTAGGGATAAAAAACGGCTTTCGCCTGAGGATATACACGCTCGCCTAATCTTTCTTATAGGTGCGGTATTAGCCTTAACCTTTTTTGTAATTACCGCTGGGGCCGTTTATGCGCTTGTTTTTGTTACTCAGCCCGTAGGCGCTCAAGCTCCTAACGATCGAGACTTTATCCAACTTTTACAGACTTTAGCGATATTTTTAACAGGCGCTCTAGGCGGCGTACTTGCCGGTAACGGTCTTAAATCTAAAGCTAAAGAGCCTATAAAAACCGACACGCCTACGTAGATACTTGCCTTATGTCGGAGGCTGGGCTCATACTGATACTACACACGCCGAGAGGGCTACTCGGGTAGTAGCCTAATCGGCCTTAACAAAGGGCGATATATGAACAGTGCAGACTTTTTAATAGTTTGTGGAGTAACGGCAATTATGGCAGCGTTTATCAAAGCTGCTTACACACTCGGATACCGCGAGGGCCATAGCGAGGGTTACTTAAGGGGTCGAGCTATAGCTCAGGCTCTCAAGGATAAAGGCTTGGTCCGATAATGGGATTTATGGATAACTACGAGGACGTAAATAGCCGGATAAAGCGTTTTAGGACTGAGTTTCCATCCGGGCGATTAATCGCGTACATCGAGGACATAAACCTAGAAAAGGGTACGATCCTTGTAAAGGCTGAGGCGTACCGTGAGTACGAGGATGCAGTACCAAGCGCGGTAGATTATGCGTTTGGTAACGTGGCGACACTGCCGCAAAATATGAAAAAATGGTTCATAGAGGACTGCATAACTAGCGCCTACGGTAGAGTTATCGGCCTTTTAACGCCAAGCGAACACGCTCGACCTACCGTACAAGATATGCAAAAGGTAGAGGCCGCGCTCGCTAATCCGGATCCTTGGAGTACTAAAGCGAGTAACGAGGGTATACCGACTATGGCTACGGCTATAGCTGAGATCCAACAAGGGCTAGGCGGTGAGTTACCGGCTGAGCCTCCTCGATGCGTACACGGTACGAGAGTATGGGCTGAGGGTACAAGCGCTAAGACCGGTAAAGAGTGGGCCGCTTGGCGATGCACTCAAAATAACAAAAATACGCAGTGCGACCCTCTATGGCAAGTAGTAGGCAGTGACGGTAAATGGAAAACTCA